GACCTTTTGGCGTGTGAAACAGTTGAGATAGCGGACGGCATGGATGTCGATCACGCGCAGCGCGATGTCCAGCGCATCCGAACCAGGCAGTGGCTGGCCGAAAGGTGGGATCAGAAAACTTACGGCTTACAAAAGGCGGCATCGGTCAACATCAACATCCAAGACTTACGCATGGCGGCACTGCGCCATGTCGAGGTCATCGATGACTTATCCACAGAAAAAAGCCATGATTGACCACATTGCCCTGTGGATAACGCAAATCTGCCTGCTGATTGAGCAAATCACAGCCAGTTATCCACATTTGACTTAACATAATGAACATCGTGTTAAATGGATATTGTCAGCATTCTGTAAGTATGTATATGAATCAAGGACTTGCATGAATAGTGGATTGTGGATAAGTTTTTCGCTGTCAACTGGCCGTGGCTGGCGCTGGACCGTGCCGCTGGCCGTGGCCGCGCAGACCCCCCCTTGCGTGATTTTGGCGGGGGCGGCCTGATGTCGCACCTAAACAGTTACCGAATCCCACCACCCTGATCCCATGACCGATACCCTACCCCCTACCCCCACACCCGCAAAAAAGCGCGTCCCGAAAAAAAATTCTGATGATTTGCTGGCAAATAACCCTTTTGTCGAATTCGTCAAACTTTACAAGAATGACCCTGTGCTGTTTGTGCGCGAGGTGCTGAACACTGAGCCTGACCCGTGGCAAGTGGAGTTTTTGAATCACATCGCGGACGGCAACCGCCGGATCAGCGTGAGATCGGGTCACGGTGTTGGCAAATCTACTGGCGCGAGCTGGGCGATGATTTGGTATCTCTTCCTGCGCTTTCCGGTCAAGGTGGTGGTGACAGCGCCGACCAGCAGTCAGTTGTATGACGCCTTGTTTGCGGAGGTCAAGCGGTGGGTGAAGGTGCTGCCACCGATGCTGGCTGACCAGTTGGAGGTGAAGCAGGACCGTATTGAGGTGAAGGATGCTAACGAGGAGGCGTTTATCTCTGCCAGGACGTCCAGAGCCGAGCAGCCGGAGGCGCTCCAAGGCGTACACAGCGACAACGTGATGCTGGTGGGAGATGAGGCGTCTGGTATTCCGGAGAAGGTGTTTGAGGCGGCGTCTGGCTCGATGTCCGGCCACAACGCTGTCACGTTGCTGCTGGGTAATCCAGTGCGCTCCAGCGGATTCTTCTACGACACCCATAACCGTCTGGCTGGGGATTGGGTGACGATGAAGGTTTCCTGCGCCGACTCGCCGCGGGTGAGTGAGGCGTATATCGAGGAGATGAAGTCGCGCTACGGCGAGGAATCCAACGCCTACCGGATTCGCGTTCTGGGTGAGTTTCCGAAGAGTGACGAGGATACGGTGATTCCGATGGAGTTACTGGATTTGGCGATGAATCGGGATGTGGAGGCGAGTCCTTATGCGCCATTGGTGTGGGGATTGGACGTTGCGCGGTTTGGTTCTGACCGATCTGCGCTGTGCAAGCGGCGCGGTAATGCGGTGACTGAGCCGATCAAGACTTGGAAGAATCTGGACCTGATGCAGCTGACCGGTGCGGTGGTGGCCGAGTATGAGGCACTTGCACCGTCAGACCGGCCGACAGAGATACTGGTGGACAGCATTGGCTTGGGCGCTGGCGTGGTGGATAGGCTGCGGGAGTTGAAGCTACCGGCGCGCGGCATTAACGTGGCTGAGTCACCGGCGATGGGAGGAACGTATAGGAATCTGAAGGCCGAACTTTGGTACAAGGCCAAGGCGTGGCTGGAGCAGCGGGACTGTCGGCTGCCAAAGGATGAGTTGCTGGTGGCTGAGTTGGCGACCGTGCGGTATATGTTTACCTCCAACGGCAAGATTCAGATTGAGAGCAAAGAGGACATCAAAAAGCGTGGTTTGGCCTCCCCTGACAAGGCTGATGCATTCTGCTTGACCTTTGCATCTGATGCTGTAATTGGCATGATGGGTAGCAAGGCTGGATCGAGCTGGGGACAACCATTGAAAAGAAACCTCTCAAGAGTTGCATAATTGCGTTATGCGTCAACACGCATGGGGATTGTCAACTTGCCTTCAGTGGCATTTAATCGGGTTCACCTGAGTACAGTCCCCAGCCGTGTTGGTGTAGCTCAGTAGGTAGAGCGTGAGTCGTCAAAACCGTTCTGGCGAAAGCTGGCCGCTTCGGCGGGTCAATGACAACGGTCGGTTTTACGACCTGTGCGCTGGTTCGATGCCAGCCACCAACAACCAACACGCATGAAGATTGCGGTGGGCCAGACCGAAAGGATACTGCGCCGTAGACGGGGAGAGAAGAAGCCCTAGACCGTCTGAACAGTCTTCAATCGTGTTGGTGCGGCGTGGATGGACACGCTAGGTACGGTGCAGAAACAATTCGATACAGGGTTGCCGGATACGGCATGGCCTGAACTGCGAAGGTACTGATAGGAAAATTGGAGTCGGCTCTGAGGACGCTCAACCGACCGGCGACAGCGGCTAGTGGGCTGTCGATCTGGTATCAAGCCCAGACATCAACAACTTATTTTTCAAGGAGTAATTGCGATGAAGATGACCAAGGCACAGAAGAAAGTTGGCAAGGTGATGGGCGAGTTCAAGGCTGGAAAATTGCACAGCGGATCAAAGAAGGGTCCGGAGGTCAAGAATCCAAAGCAGGCCATTGCCATCGCGCTGTCCGAAGCCAAGATCAAGCCTAAAGCAGGCATGAAAAAGGCGATGAAGTAATGGCAACGCTGCAACGCACCATGTCGCAGGCTATGGACCAAAAGCCTGGCTACCAAGACCAAGGCGCATCATGTCCAGCGCCAACGCAAGACATTACGCTCAACCTGAAGAATCGCGCAAAGGCAATCACAAGCGCGGCCTACGGTCCTGAGAATCCAAATCTGCCTAATGATGCTTTCTGGCGTAAGAAGGCTGATCAGTGGGATGTGTCGGTGGACGATGCCAAGCAATCCAGATGCGGTAACTGTGCGGCTTTCAACGTGTCCGACAAGTTGAAGCAATGCATCGCCAACGGTATTGGCAATGAGGCTGACCCTTGGGGAACGATCAAGCTGGCCGACTTGGGCTATTGCGAGATATTCGACTTCAAGTGTGCGGCCAGCAGAACTTGCGATGCGTGGGTTGTGGGTGGACCGAATAAGGGTGATGGCGAATCAGAGGGTGGCGATTATGAGAAAGAGAGCGATTCTGAGCCTGATTCACTCCTCACCATCAACATTGAGACAAAAGATTGATCTCTCCCATATGCATCAGCACGGTACACGGCAAAGGTTTGCGGGTGATGCTCACAAGCATTGCCGAGTACTGTCCCGAAGTGCCTGTCTATTTGCGCGGTCCAGAGTCCATCATTGGCGGCTTTGACGCTGACTTCAAGCAGTTTGGACCAGCAAGAAACTTTGGTCTGGACTACAACGAGATCATTGACCGCGCCTTTGCTGATGGGTTTGAGTCGGTGATCTGCGCCAATGATGACATTGTGCTGACGCCAAGCAGTTACCGGCTGCTGATGGAGGATGTCAAGCAGCTGAAAGCGGAAACCGGTGAGCCTGTGGGCTGGGTTTCTGCGCGCTGCGATGCCGCGCGACCTGTGCAAAACGTGCGCTCTAACCCATTTAATCAGGAGTTGTACTACTTCAAGTACCCCTATGAAGACGCAATTGTGCCTATGGAATGCCCATCTCCTATCTTTGCATGGATTGGTGCTGATGCGTGGAGCGCGGCGGTATTTCCACCGTTGAACTGGTATTCGGATGATGTGCATTGCGAGGATTTGCGCGCGGCTGGCTTTCACCATTACCTGAGCCGGTCCTATGTGCATCATGTGGGCAGCCAGACGATTGGCATGGATGGCGAGAGATTGATTCAGCAGGCCATGCCGTGGCTCAGAAAATACAGGCCGGAATATGCAAAGCAGTGGTTTGACACTTAATCTTGGCTCTGGCAGGGACTACAAGCCAGATTGCGTCAATGCTGACATTCGCGCTGATGTCGGCGCTGATTGGGTTGTAAATATTGGCGCGCCGATGCAGATTGATCGACAGTTCTCCAAGATCATCGCCTTTGATGTGCTGGAACACATACCGAACTTAGTGCAGGCCATGACCAACTGCCGTGATTTGCTGGAGATGGGTGGCGAGATGCACATTCATGTGCCATACGATTTGAGTCATGGAGCCTGGCAAGACCCGACTCATGTGCGTGCGTTCAATGAAAAGTCGTGGGTTTACTACTGCGGCTGGGCTTACTACTTGGGCTGGAAGGGCAGCAAGTTTGAGATGGTGCATTTGGAATACCGTTTGAGCGAGTATGGTGCAAGCCTAAAATTGCCGCAAGATGAAATATTGAGACTGCCGCGCGCAGTTGATTCGATGTATTTGATTTTGAAGAAAGTGCCGTATGAAGACACCAGCGTGGCAGCGTAGTGAAGGTAAAAATCCAAAAGGCGGCCTGAATGCAAAGGGACGCGCCAGCGCCAAGGCCGAGGGTATGAACTTGAAAGCGCCTGTCAAATCAGGCGATAACCCGCGCAGGGCGTCATTCCTTGCGAGAATGGGCAATATGCCTGGTCCAGAGATGAAAAACGGTGAGCCAACGCGCTTGCTGCTGAGTTTGAAGGCATGGGGTGCATCCAGCAAGTCTGATGCGCGAGCCAAGGCGAAAGCAATATCTGCAAGGAACAAAGCGAAATGATCAACGATCTGCAAATGACCACCGACATGGCGGCCACCAATCCGATGGATGAGACAGAGTTGCAAGGCATTGTGGCCGGTGAACTTGAAGACGCCGTCAGTTACATCGATGCCGATGTCTCTCCAATCCGCGCCAAGGGAACTGAGTACTACCGAGGCGATCCATTTGGCAATGAGGAAGATGGCCGCAGCCAGGTAGTGGCGATGGAGGTGCGAGACACTGTCAGCGCCATGCTGCCAAGCCTGATGCGTGTGTTTTTCAGCACTGAGAATGTCGTGGAGTATGTGCCGCGTGGACCGGAGGATGTGACCGGCTCAAAGCAGGCGACAGACTACGCCAATTTCATATTCAACAACGACAACAACGGTTTCATGACCACCTACGCGCTGTTCAAGGACTCGCTG